CCAGCGCGTCATCCAGCAACTTCGTCCGGGCCGCCAGCACCTGCGCCGTCCGGGCCGCCGGGTTCAGTTCTGCGTCCAACTGGTCAACTGCTGCCGTCAGCCGCGCAGCCCCTTCCTGCGCCGCCCGTGTCTGGGCTTGCGCCAGCTGTGTCGTCAGCGTCGCATGGCGAGCGGCCGTGATTGAACCCGCCGCCAGCGCGTCATCCAGCAGCTTCGTCCGCGCCGCCAGCATCTGCGCCGACCGTGCCGCCGGGTTCAGTTCCGCGTCCAGCTGATCAACCGCCGCCATCAGCCGCGCAGCCCCTTCCGCCGCCGCCCGCGCCTGGGCTTGCGCCACCTGCGTCATCAGCGTGGCATGGCGCGAAGCGTCGATGGCCCCAACCCCCAACGCCTGGTTCAACAGTTCAGTTCTGGCTGTCAGCGTCTGCGCTGCCCGCGCCGCCGGATTCATTTCGGCATCCAGGCTATTCACCGCCGCAGCCAGCCGCGCAGCCCCTTCCTGCGCTGCCCGCGCCTGTGCTTGGGCAAGCTGCCCCGTCAATGCAGCATGGCGGGTAGCATCAATGGCCCCGGCGGCCAGGGCCCGGCTCAACAATTCGGTTCTAGCTGTCAATACCTGCGCCGCACGGGCCGCAGGGTCCAACTCGCCTTCCAACTGCAGCACCGCCGCCGCCAAGCGGGCGGTATGCGCACTGCTGCGGTCGGCGGATTGACCCAAACGATCAATCCGCCCGCCCGCATTGGCCGCAGCATCGGCAGATGCCTGGACATCCTGTCCCGCCCGCCGGGCCGCCTCCGCCATTTCAGCCAAGGATGTTTTGACGCGATTGGCCCCGCGCGTGATATCCGCGACATCCGCCAAAAGCTTCAGGCTGACAGTATGCTGGGTATCCGACATCAGCGGTTCCAAACATCAAGGGCTGCCTGTTCCGCCGCCCGCAGGCGCCCCCACGCCATTGCGTCCAGGGTCACGCTATAAGCAGGGGCCAGCAGCGGCACGGCGCTGTAATCAAGGCCCACGCGCTGGATAATGCCGGGGGCCAAACCACCGCCGACCGCCAGCCACCGCCATTGCGTGGCCAACGCCGTGAACAGGCGGAAAAATGGCACATTCTCAGGCCATAGCAGCAAGCGCTGGGGCTGGTCTGCCGCCGGCATGGCGATGTTGAAGAAGGCAGCATCCGCTGCCAGCTCCTTCCCACCGCCAATGCCACCGCCAGCCCAGGCGCTTACTGCGCTGGCGAGTTTCCCTCCGCGCGCTCCAGCACCGCCTCACCGGTAATGGACTGGCGATAGCCCTCATTCAGGCCGGCCAGCAGGAAGGCATTGTTCATCGCGGCTTCCAGATTGGCCGGATTGTGCGGCTCACGCAGGTTCCAGCCGGTCAACACGCGCCGCAACAGCGATTTATCCAGATCCATGGCCGTGGCGCGATGCCCGTCCTCGCGCGCTTTATCCGCTTTTCCCACCATATCGCGGGCCTCATCCGTAGGCAGCGCCCGGAACTCAGCCTGGAACCGGTGGAGTTGGAAGCGACCGGGGCGGGCCGGATCGGGGATTTTTACCTCGATCGGCCAAGTATAAGAGGTATCGTAACCAATATTGATGGACAAAGACATGAACGGGCTCCATGGGATACGCTCCCCGCACGAACGGGGAGGAACGATCACCAATGTAGCCGGCCGCACCGGGTGCAGAGAGGTGCGGCGGCCATGTCCCTAATGGACAGGAGAATTCAGCCCAACCCTCAACACTCAAGGTCAAAATTCTTGCGCGTTGCGCTGTGATTGTTTTTTTTTGCGCCTCAGCATTTGCCTTAAATGACCCAGGCGGTAAGTACCGAAGCGAGCCGTTATTGTGGTAGAAATGCGGATACTGCATCACGATCTCAACAGTGGGGCGCTCCCATATCCATTGGGTGGCGGGCACGGAAAAACCTCCCTCAAGTGCCGCCTTCACCTGGTACGAAGTCGGGGGACCATACTTAAGGGTCACGGCTTCCCTGGCGAGCTCGAAATTCTCATTACGAAAATCTGCATCGATATCCTGAATTTTCCCGTTCTCAAAATTATAACTAACTGAATATGCTAATATATTTCCAATCCTTGGGAATCTCTCCATGCAATGATCTGAATAATCAGGCTTTGGGCACTCCACTTTAAGAACTTTCTTCAGTTCAGCCTTTGTCATGCCGAATTTGGCACCTCGAAAACTGAACTCCTCTTCGGCTGCATAAGCCTGGCCGGCAACCCCGAAAACGCACAGGCCGATCACGGCAAGGCTGCATCGCTTGAACATAATCTCTCCCCATGGCTCTCTAACCGGGGGAGAGATTATCAATCTTAATACGAGAAGAACAGGCTGCTATTTTACCGTCAACGTCACCGGCCCGGCGGTATCAGCGGTGTAACGCGTTGCCATGGTGAGGTGCCGATAACCATCAACATCGGCATAGTTCACCTTCGGCCCCAATTGTACCTTGGCGCCGGTCAGATCAACGATGTTGCCGGCCACCGTCCCATGGGTCAGCGTCACCGCCACCAGGGTAGGGGGTTTGGACATGGCCAGCGCAAAGAAATCCTTCACCGCCACGCCGGGGTCTTCGAAATTCAGATTACCCACGGGCACCGGGTCCCGGCTTTGGATGCTTTCCTCGCCAACCAGGAAGCGCCCCACCACTTCGTTGCCGGAATCGAAGGTCAGTTCCTGCAACTTGCCAACAAAGCCATCGACACTGAAATCGCTGTTGGCATCATTGACCAGCAATTCATTGGCCGCCGCATAGGTTGCAGCCGGCAGGGTGGCGGCGGCCGTGGTCACCGGCACAAACAGGCCCTTGCCGTCGAAACTGGCCAGCAGCCACTTCCCGGCACTGGCATTCAGCGTGATTTTGCCACGCACGCCCACCAGCTTGTGCAGCGCCCCCTTCATCTGGAAATACAGGGTGGCCGATCCGTGCAGTGAATTGATCGGCTTGTATTTCACATCTGTGCTGGCCGTGACCGTCTGCGACCAGCCCGAACACAGCATCACCGCCCCCCAACTGGGGGCAGTACCCGCCGTGCCGCTGCCGCACAGGGCAAAATCGAATTTCACGCTGACATGGGTGCCAGACAATTGCTGCACCGGGGCGCCCAGCGTGGGATTATCCACATCCAGGGTTTCTTCGTTCCCTTCGACCGGCGTGATGGACCCGTTCAGGGTCTTGATGGCATTGGCGGTACCGCTTGGCGCTGCATCGGTGCCATAGGTGGTTTCCGCCTTCAACAAGATCAGTTTTTCTTTCCAGGTGAAAGCCATTTACCCCTCCTTGCCGGCATCGGCCGGCTGCACATTGCCGCCCGCACGGGCGCGCCGCTGATCCTTGGGCCGATCTTCAACCGGATTGGCCGGTTCAACCGCGCCGGCCTCATCCAGCCGGTTCAGCCGCGCGCCATCCGCATCCCGCGCCCGATTGCCCAGCGGGTGATCGTCGGTCCCTTCGACGCGCCGCAGCATACCGCCTTCGTTGATATATGTGCCGCCTTGCATGGCTACTCCCGATGCCGTGTGTAGAAAGACAGGCTGGCCGAATGGCACAGCCATTGATTGGCCAGCATCGCCGGCCCCGTTTCATCCAGGTTGACACCGCCGCTGAAATCGCCGGCGCCAAGCGCGGGGATGAACCCATCGACCAGCCCGCCCAGGCTGGTATCCGCCTCCAGGGCCAGACGTACCGCCTCGCACAGGCTGTCCATGACCAGTTCGGACGCCGTGGTATCCTGGATGCCCAGCAAGCCCCGGATGGTCCATTTCGTATCCACGATGCGGCGGGCCAGCGCACTGGATATGGACCGCCACTGCGCGCGCCTCACAAACCACCCGCGTATCTCAGCACCCCCCGGCCCGGTCCACAGGTATAATTCGCGCATGGGGTTCTGCTGTGCCGCGTAGCGTTCCCGATCATGCACCCGGCCGATCTCCGGCACGGCCGTGATGGCCGTGATAATGGCGGCACGGATTGCAATCATGCCGCCCCCCCGATCCCGGCCCATGTGCGCGCTGCTGCCGCCTCCACCGCCGCCACGATCTGGGACTGCACCGCAGCCTGACCGGACGCAAACATATGGGCCGCCTGTGTGCCTTCCGTTTTGATCTTCCAGGCGATAGCCCAGGCAATGGCGTTGGCCTTGTCATCCGGCATCGCCCCCAGCCGCCGCCGCACCCAATCGACCAGCGGTTCGACCGGCGGCATATGCGGCCGCGCCCCTGATTCCACGGGTGCCGCATAGGCCAATGATGTCCCCACGATGGCGGTTACGCTGGTGGCCGTGATTTCCAGCGGCATCAGGCCGATGGAATTGCGCAGGGTACCCGCCCCGCTGGTCGGCGTTCGGTCAACGATTTCCCGCTGCGCCAGTAGCCCCCCCATCGTCAACGCCTGGGTCAGATGCCTGATCAGGTCTTCCGGCGCGCGCGCCCATGCATCCGCCAATCCTTGGGCATCAATCATGACCGCCCCCGCCGGAACAGCTTCGTCCCTCCCCAGGCGCCGGTTTTGCCCACCGGTACCGTGGCGCTGGCTCCGGCTAGGCGCTTCGGATCAATGCCCAGCAGGTTGTAATACTGCCCGCGCAGGTCCCGTGCGCGCTTGGCATAGGCATCTGATTTGCCGGCATGGTTGACTGCATCGACCTGGATCGTGCTGTCGCTGTCCCCGGCCGTGGCACCGGCCCGGCCGATCAGGATCAGATGCGCAGCATATGATGCGATAGCTTCCCGGTCTTCCGGCGGCACGGTGTCGGTGTCCGCATCCACCTCATGCGCGGCCGGATAGGTCAGGCGCAGCTTGTGGCCGGCGGGGATGCCGCCATAGACCATGATCCAGATGCCCGCCGGCGCATAATAGACGCGCCAGACGCTGGACGGCAGCAGGGCCGGCGGGTCCTGGTCCAGCGGATATTCGATGGTAAGGCCCGGTACCCCCGGCAGCCAGTCCGCCGGGGGCGACACCTTTGTTGTCCCGTCCCCGGTGACATCGGCCACAACCAGGCGCGGCCGGTCCCGGCCATATTGGCGCAGGGCCGCCTGGATGGCCACGTCGCGCGCGGCGGCGCCGGCGGCTGTCACAGCCTCCGAACCCGCCAGCGTCACTACCAGTGCCACCAGATCAGCCAGCGCCATGATGTCAGACCCGAACCAGCGTGATCAGGATGTCGATATCGGTGAAGGTCGGGCTGCTCGTACCGCCGATATCCAGGTCTATGGTCAGTTCAGCCTCATCCGCCAGCTTGGCGGTGGCAATCGCCGCCTCGGTGAAACTGTCCGCCACGACGGCCACCGGGGCCGACAGCACCGTGGTGCCCCCGACCTTCACATTGGCGGCCAGGGTGGGGGTGGTACCGGTGCTGACCCGCGCAGTGGTGCTGATCCCGGCCAGATAGGCAGGGAACGGCAGGCGGAAGGCGGCAGCGCGGGTCACATCGGCATTGCAGGACGGGATGCGCACGGGCAGCAGGACGACGGGGGCGCCGCCAATGGACGGCAGTTTCGTGGCCATGGGGGAACCTTTCAGGAGAAGGGTAAAAGGAAAAGGAGGGAGCCTGCGCGGCAGCGTGGGAGGGCAGGCAGCCGATTAAGGCACTACTGCCTTGTAGAAAGGCCGCCAGTCGCAGACGGCACCGCCATAGATGTGCCGCAGCTTCCAGGTCAGGGTGTCGTTGAAGAACATCGACCCGCTGTTCGGCGCGTCCTGGACGAACAGTTCCGGTTCCTCCTGACCGTCCAGGAAGCCGATCTCAATGCCGGGCACATCCAGCGGGTCGGCCACGGCCACCCAGTCGTTCTGGTCCGTCCAGTACCAGACTTCCACGACCACCGGGCGGGTCCGCTGCACGAAATCGGCGTCCAGATTGGTCGCGCGGACGAACAGGTCTTCGGCCACCCGGGTCTGATAGGGCGACACCAGCAGGAATTTCGGCCCGACACCGACCGTGTCATCCTCACCCGCCTTGGTGCGCGTGATCAGGCCGACGCGGGCCGCGTCCCAGCTATCCTTGCTGATGGCGGCGGTACCCAGATTGCCGCGACTGGCATGGAACAGCGCCGTGTTGTCGTAAATCGTCGGATTGTCGCGGAAGAAATCGAAGACGAACTTGGCCAGGGTCCGATTGGCGGCGCGTGACAGCTTGGTGGGGATTTGCCGCACGGTACCAACATCGTCGTTGCGGATCATCTCCAGCGACACGCTTTCCAGGCCGCCGCGCTTTTCGACGACATATTCAGCGCTCTCATCGCCGGGGCTGGGCAGTTCCAGATAGGGCTGGCGCTCACCAACCTTCGGGATGGCACCATACCCACCCACGCGCACGCGCGTCTGCTTGCGGAAATCGCCCACCCGCGTGACATTCACCAGCGGTCGCCATCCCGCCAGGGCCGTCTGCTGCTTGTAATCGGCCAACATGCGGCGATTGATCGTGTCGCCCAGGGCATCCGGGAAGCTTTCGGTTCCCAGCGCCTCGCGCAGCCGCGCCTCGTCACAGTTCTTCAGGCGGCCGCTGAAGCGCCGGTCGCCGGTGATATCCAGATAGATGTCCCGGATACTGCCGGCATGGCGATGATCCTGATGGTTCGGATCAAAGAAGGCTTCCAGCATCGTGGCGACCTTCTCCCGCCGGCTTTCGCCGCCCTCAATGCGGGCGGACGGCCCCAGGTCCAGCACCTGGCCGCCGCCCAGCCCCAGCCCGGTCAGATAGGACTGTTCAGCCTTGATGGCCTCCTCGATCTGCGCCTCCGTAAGCGTGCCCACGTCGTCGCGCGCCAGCAGGGCGGCGGCCACCTTGGCCCGCGCCTGTGCTGGCAGCCCGCAGCGGCCCACCCGGTCACGGACGGACTGGCGGGCTTCGATCAGGGCCACCACGGCGGCGTTATCGGCAGCCGCCGGCAGGGGCGCCGCTTCCGTCAGCACTTGGTCCAGCAGCGCTTCCAACTGCGCTTCGGTCAGGGTGGCCTCATCCACACCGGCCAGCAATGCCGGTCGGTGGGCCTTGATTTTGGCGAGCAATTGGGCGCGCGTCATATCATCCTCATGTTCGGGAGCGGCGGCTTCGGCAAGGTCGAGGACAGCGCCGCCGGCGCCGGCATCGACGATCAGATCGACCGATTTGATTTTCAGAAGCTGCTGGGCTTCCGTGATGGTGACGCCACCCACTTTCCGGCGCGCGACCTTGGCGCTGGCGTCAATGGACAGGCCGAAAAGGCCCGCCATGCCGCCAGCCACCGCTTCCCGTATCGTCACAGCGATATCAGCCGCCGGATTGATCAGCGTCATGACGGCCTGAATTTCGCCGCTATCGGGGCCAGGGCCGGGGGCAAAGGCCGCTTCGGTCAACTGGCCGATCAGGTTGCGCACATCCTTGCCGCCCGATTTCAAATGGTCGGCATCCGATTTGGCGAACACGCGGGCGCCGTTGAACAGCGGCACCGCTTCGCGCAGCACGGCATCGGGATAGAAGTTATTGTTGAGAGACATCCCGGCGCGGATGACGCGCACCTTGTAGCGCCGTACCGGTTTATCACCATCCCCAAGCGCTTCCAGAATTACCAAGGCGCTCATGCCGGTGTCCTCAGCTTTTGGCCCGCGACGGTCACGACAGTGAAATCTTCACCATCGTCCGACACCCGCCAGGACAGGACCTCAGCCGGGGAGATGCCGACCGACCGTGCCGCCTCCCGAAGGGTCACCGTTCCGGCGCCCAAGGGTGCCTCCCGCCTGGCGCTGTTGGCGGCATTAAGCGCCGCATCCAGTTCCCGGCCCACACGCGACAGTTCAGCCTGATTGGCATCAAGGACAGCTTTGCTAACGGCTTCACGCTCTTCCGCCACCGAAAGCGCCGCTTTCGTGGCATCCAGCTCGCCCTGCATCTGGGCAATCCGCCCCTGCTGCGCTTCAAGCGCAATCAGCGCCGCTTCCAGCGATTCCGGCTGGTGCGTGGCAGGCGGGGCATTCTCTTTCGAGGTTTTGGCGGCCATCGGGTTACTCCGGTGATATCTGCCACCAGAATAGGTCCGCACCCATTGCGGACTAAGGTTGCCCCGCCTCTACCCAAGCGGGGCCGCTTACATCGTCAGTAACGCACCAGTAACGGGGGCAGGATGCGGCGGGCCGGATCGCCCCTTGCCTGACAGCGGCCAAGCCGCCCGCCGCATCCAGCGCCCGTCTTTTGGGGTAATCAAAAACCCCCATCCGCCGCCGGGGCCAGCAGCCGCGCCACAGGGCTGTTGCGCAGTTCTTCCTCGCTATAGGGCCGGCGGCCAGGTGTGATCATCTCCCAGCTATCCATGTAGGGTAGCTGGCTGCACCCGCAGTTGATGCGTTCGCCGATGGGAGCCTTGGGGTCGCGCGGGTGCATAAGGGTGATACCCCGCGCCAGGATGAAGGGTTGATCCACCGGCTGGACCTGCCCATCAATCGCGTCATGGGACAGGCGCGGGTGCAGTTTACCAGATCGCCGCCATTGCTTTTTCAATCCCGGCAGCATGGGGGCGGCTTGTTCCATCCGGGCCTGTGTTGCCATTGTATAGGCCGTGCCCAGCTCCGTGCGCACGATACTGGCGGCGCGCTCACCGCTGCCGCCGATAATCGCCTCTACCTTCTGCGCCGCTTCAAACGGCGTCTGGGTACCGATGGCGGCAAAGGCGATTTCGGCATTTACCTTGTTGATGGCCGTGGTGCTGATATCGCGGATGCGGTCGGTGGTAAAGGATCGCATCGCCATCAGTACCCCCGTATCCAGGGCCGCTAGATGGGGGACGATATCGACGCCAGCGGCAGCCAAAGGCGCATCCAGCAGGGCTTGCCCCTCTACCCAGGACTGGTCCAGCCCGCCGGCCAGACTATCGCTCATCTGCCCCTCAATGGCGCCGATGGCCCGCCGCACTTCCGCCTGCAATTGGGGTAGACGCCATGCCTCAAAATCCGATGGCACCCCCGCCAATGTGGCCTTGATATCCAGCGCTGCCAGTTGCAGCAGCCGCAAGATTTCTTCTCGCGTGGCCACCTGAATGGCCACCCCGGCACGGATACGGCGCGCTCGCTCAGAAACAAAGCGCCTGCGGCGTTCAGCATTGTTCATGGCCGTCATGGGTGCCCCGGCTTCGGATAGGGGCAGATGGCCAGCGTCAGGTCCTTCAGCTTTCGCCGGTCGATGAAGTACAGGTAGCGGAATTGGCGGAAGCTGTGTGCTACGGCCCGGCTTACATTGGTCTGTAAGTACAGCGTCCGCCCGCCGCCGCCCGCCCGCCGGTTCAGCATCATCTCATGGTACCATTCCCCATCCAGGTGGAAAAATCGGGTCCGATGGCAGCCGCAATAGATGAAGTTGGCGGCCTGGTACACGATGCCAGCCCCGCCACAGCGTTCGTCAGCAAACGACTGTATCCAGCCGACCATGGGGAAGGCCCGCTTGATATAACGGATGGCGTAGGACAGCGCCGTGCTTTCCCCGTTTCCGGGCACGGCGTCATCAATCCACATTCGGTTCAGTTCCAGATATTCACGGTTCTCAGTCCCTGTCACGATCCGCCGGCCGGAATTGGGGTTCATCGCATAGCCAAACTGAAGGGCACCCATCAGGCGGCCCTCCATAAACACCCCAAGGTGGATATAGCTGTTGTTGACGATCCGACCGGAATAATGGTGACGGCGGATGATATCCGCCGCCATGGCGCGTGGGATGGTGCGGATATGGAAATGGTCCGTGCCATACCCAACGATCTGGCCTGCCTCAAAAATATGGTTACGGTGGCCGATGGTGGCCAGCCGAGTCGCCTACTGCATCTGCATCCAAAGAGTTGGACGCTCGCAGGCGCTCGGGTTCGGGGCGCGTGGCCCTCGTGCTGAAGTGGGACAAGGTGCCGCAGCGGGGGCATTTGATGGCAAGCGTTTCCACGTTTCCCCGCGCCAGCAGTTTGCGGCAGATGCCGCAACGGTATTCCTCCAAAGTTGAACTCGCTAAGCATAACCCCGCCCGGTGCACGGGTGACGGGATGGCCGAGGGTCGGCCGACTAAAGCCATGTGGGATCGTTCCCCACGGTTCGGGGCGTTGGCGCGCCCCGGCCCCCGTCGGCCCCTTGGCCGGGGGGAATATCGCGGCCCTGTTCATTCCGGCTCGCCCCGTTGGGGGGCATCAGGGGCATCGGCAGGCGGCAGGTCCTGGTCAATATCCGGCGGCAGGGTGAAGCCGTCGCGGCTCTGCTGTTTGGCCTCGCGTTCCCCGGCCTGTTTCTTGGCCTTTTCCAGCTCGGCCGGCGGATCAATCTTGGCGCCCAGCATACCGGCGATCAGGGCGATGATCCCCAGGGCCGTTTCTTCGGTCAGAAGGCCCTGCTGGATCAGGCTGATGCAGGATGCAGAGACGGCCGACAGGGCAGCCGCCACCCGCGACGCGTCCTTGGTGCTCAATTCCGGCATCACCGCCCGCACCTGGAAGGCCGGCTCCCGCATTCGTTGGGCGATGTCGGCGCGGCCCAGTTGCGCCATGCGGCGTCGGATAACAAGCGTGCCCACGGCAACCAGCATGGCCTTGATGATGTTCTGCCGCATGGTCAGGACGGTCAGGGTGGGGTCTGCCATTTCGGCAGCCGACGCCCGGTTGACATCCGATCCGTCGCCATACCAATGGCCGGGGATGGTGGCACCGCCCAGGATGTTGGTCAGAACAGTACGGGTCAGATTGGTGACGTCATGGCTGTTCAGCGCCGGGGCCTGCGCCTTCCATATCTCGGACTCATTATGCACGCGGGTGGTGGGGCCGCGCGGCCCCTGGATTTCGCGGGCCTTGGCGTCCAGTTGCTCTTGTGTCGCACCCTTGATCTCCACGTCCCACAGCACCGCGCGCATCAGTTCGGCGCGCTCCAGCTCCCCATACAGCAGCTCCTCATAGGCGTCGCACCAGTCGATGGCAGACAGCAGGTCCGACCGGCCGCGCGCGCCGCCCGTCAGGGCATTGATGCGCCAGAAGAAGCACTCGCCATCCTGGAAGCCTTCACGCAGCTTCTGCGCGCCCTCACCGAATATGGTCTCCGGCCCGTTGACGATGACACGCAGCAGCCGGCGCCGGCCGCCCGGCCGCCGGATGACAACACCGACGGGCTGGCGCTTATTGTCCGGGTCCATGATGACGCGGTCGATATCGGCAGGGTCTTCAAAGCCCAGTCGCACGGCGCCATCGATCTCGTTTTCATGCACCACCCAGACCTGTTCGCCGAACAGGGATAGTTCCCGCACCAGATCAGGCAGGTTCTCATCCATGCGGTTGATGGGGTCTGTCCAAAACTCCGAAAGCCAGGCCGCCGCCTCTTCATCGTCGCATTCCAGGCGCACCCCACCGGCCATCAGATAGGCCACCGGCAGTTCAACCAGGCGATTGGCCAGACGCAGGCGCTCCCAGCCATAGACGGCCAGTTCCTGCATTCGTGCTTGCGTGACAGGGGCCAGATCGCGGCGGCCATCGGTGCTAAGGGGCCGCCAGCCCGCTTCATCCCCGTCAATGGTGACACCCGAGGCTTCAACCAGATTGCCCATGGTCGCGGCAACCGCTGCCACCGGAGGCAAGGCAGGGGCGGGTGCGGCGGCATTCAACAGGCGGGATAGCCAGGACATCAACGCGACCTCTTGGTGGCGAAAAGCGACTTCAGCGCAGTTCGGGAGAACATGCGGGGGTGAATTTGGCCGTGGCGTTCCATGCCGGCCGGCGCGGGCGGGGGCGGCACGGTGACGCCTGCCGCCGGGGTTACGGCCATGTCTGCCCCGCCCAGCGCCAGGGCCAGCGCCCAGAACCGGTCGGCATGGTCCTTTTCATCTTCCGGGGTGACCATGCGCGGGGCGCCGGTGGCCCCGGTGATTTTCTTGATCTTGTGCAGGTCCGCCCGCAGCACTTGGTTGCCCATGGGGATACGAACGGTGCGGTCTTCGAACTTGTCCTTGACGATGGTAGCCAGATTAAAGGGCCGGGCACCGTTCAACAGCACCCCCTCAACCCGCAAGTCGCCATAGCGGGTCTTGGCGTCTTCCACAGGCTTCTCACCCATGCCGGTCTGATCCATGGCGATCCGGCCGATATTGGCCAGGCCATAGCGCGCGACGATCTCATCCAGCGTATCGTCCTGCTCCCGGAAAGTGATGTTCCGCCGTTCCACGATCTCGCGTGTCACAAACACATCCCCCACCAGTTCCAGCACCCACACCACCCACAGATGCCGGCGCCGGGCGATATCGTTGCCAATGAAGATGGTCCCGCCGCCATAGGCTTCGGGGAAGCCGGCCGTCTCATCCTCGCAGGTGGAAATCAGCTCGTAGGGCAGCCAGGCGCTGGCATCATCCAGCCAATCCAGCTCGTATTCCTGGCTCCACAGATCCTCGTCATTCAGACCCGCCTTCAACTCCTCGATGTCGCGGGGCAGCCCATCCGCCACGGCCCGGTAAATGTCCACATGGTGGCGCGACCAGGTGCTGTCCTTGGCCGTCATCAGCTCATAGAACTTGTTATTCTTGCCGTTGGGGGTGGATGTAACGCGCAGCTTGTGCCCGGCCGAAATCACCGGGAAAAGCGCCCCCCATATAGCCTTGCTGTTGGCATGGAAGGCGAATTCGTCCAGGAACACATTGGCACTGAAACCGCGCGCGGTGTCGGGATTCGCCGGCAGCGCCGTTATCCGGCTGCCGCCCGGTAACGTCACCTCCAGCGCCTTGTAGCTGGCCCCGCTGCCGCCCTTCCATTCCACTTCCTGTTCATCAACGCCGATTTCGTAGGCCTTGGCGTGGCGCTTGACACCTTCATCCATGGCTTCTTTTGCTTGGCGTTCACCGCGCGACAGGATGACCCAACGCGCCCGCCGGCCTTCCGCGATGGCCGCAAAGCAATCGTCCACCACTTCCAGGGCCGTGGTGAAGGTCTTGCCCGTCTGCCGGGCGAACATGCCGATCTTGAACCGGCTTTCATCCAGCATCCATTGCCGCTGGTAGCGGTGCAGGGGGACGGCAGCGCTGCTCATTCAAACAGCCCATAGACATCCTGGCGGATGCGGCGCAGCGCCTCGGCCATAGACGGCGCAGCGGCACTGGTGCCACCGGCGGCTTCCGCCTCGGCTTTCTTCAAGGCGGCATCCACCTTGACCTGCAGTTCCTTCCGGACACGCAGTTCCAGTTCCGCCGACATCTTTTCGGCACTGGCCACGTCCTTGATGGTGCGGGACAGCAAGGCTAGGTCTTTCGGGTCCAACCCCGCAACAGCCCCTTCCTCACCCTCTTCGTCGGGCATCATGCTGTCCAGGGTCTGGAATGCGGCGGTCTTCAGCATTTCCTGCACCAGGCGGCCGACATCACCCTTGGGGTTCTCGCCCAGCTTGGCCACCCAAACGCCGGCGACTTCCTGCGCCTCCCGGTAACGCTTAAGCTGCCTTTCGGCCTTCTGTTTGTAACGGCCCACGGCGCTGCGGGACACAGGCGCCCCCATGGCGCGCAGATGCGCCACGATGCTGTCGATGGTGGCCCCATCACGCACCAGGCGGTCCATTTCCTCCCGGATGGCGGCGGGCAGTTCAGCCAGGCGCTTGGGATCGCCGCTGGCCCCCAGGGCGCGCAGATGCGACAGGATCGCCGATGCCGTGTGCCGGCCGCTGGACAGCAGCCGCACCACCTCCGGCCAGATCAACCGCCCATCCGGGTCTGTCGGCGCGGGCTTGGACGATGCCAGCCCTTCCAGCATCCGGGCAACGCCATCAATGCCAAAACCGGCGCGCAGCAACCCATTGGCCGCCCCCCAGATGCGTTCCTTCAGATCATTCAGGCCGCTGACCGCATCCGTCATCATCAGCTCGTGCGGCTGGGGCGGGCAATGCCGGGGACCGTGATACGACCGCGCGCCACGTCCTCCGCATGGGGTTCCAGATAGGCCATGCACAATTCCGGTGACGGCTGTTCAAGCCGCAGATATCCCTGGCGTTCCAGCCAATCCAACTGCGTGCGGATCATGTCGCGGGAGCACGATGGCACGAACTGCGGCACGATGCGGTACAGCAGGGCATCGGAACATTGATGCCCTTCATCTTCGATCAGCACGCGCAGGATCGACAGACGCGTGTTCTCAATTTTGTGTTCAGCGTAGCTCTTGGTCATGCTGTCTTCACCCGTCGCAGAAAATCGTCCATCACCGTGACCTGCTGTTGCAGCCGGTCAACCAGCTTGTCGGCACCCTCCAGCTTGGCACCGAATACCTTCATTTCGGCGCGCAGCTCGCGCATCCCCGCGACCGTTTCGATCCATTGTTCCTGGTCCGGCAGGTGCTCTATGGCCGCCTCAATGCGGGTTTGCCGTTGTTCCAGGCCGCTGATGGACGTGATGGCCGGCTGCATCGCCTTGACGGCCGCTTCGATACCGGTCAACCGGTGATCAACGGCCTCAATGGCCGCCGACACGGGGGCAACCGTTTCCTCGGCCTTGTCTTTGGCAATCTTCTTGATCGACCAGACAACCCAGGCAACGAAGATCGTATTCACGGCGCTGACGGCGGCCAGAATGGCGATGATCCAGCTCGGAATATTCATCGACGCAAGCGCTCCTCAATCTGGCCCTGGCAGTAAAGGCATCGTTGCGCGTGCGGCTGCACCACCAGCCGGGCCGGCTCAATGGGCTCGCCGCAATCCTGGCAATCTGTACGGCAGGGCAACGCGCTGCCCTGCCGTGCGCGCACCAACAGGGAATCCTGTTCTGCCAGTTGGGCCGCCTGCGCCGTATCAACGATATCAGCCGGCATCGCTCACCCGGCCAAACACAGCGGGTTGATCCGGGTGCGGTGCCCATTCGCCCAGCCTTGCTTCCAGCCGCTGGCGCAGGCCATTTTCACTGACGCCAAACCGCTTCAAGGCGTCCGGCACCGCCTCTGCCGCATAACCTGCGGCTTCGGCCACCAACCGGGACCGGACTTCCACCCGTGCCAGATCGTCACCCTTGCGCACGGCACTTTCCACCGCCCATGCCAGGGCACGGTGCAAAGCATCGTCCAGATAGCTCCGGATCAGGCCATCCTCTTTCAAGCGCAGAAAGCGTGTCAGGCTGCGGACACCGAAACCGCCCAGGGCAGTCAACGCCCCGCCGATGATTTCCACGCCATAACCCCAGATCGGGCGCAAATCAGCGGTCACCGTCTCGGCTGCCACGGCCTGCCCGGTGAACAGCAGGAAGGCACCACAGAACAGGCCAAGGGCGGCGATACCCGCCCCGGCCAGCCGCACCCCGGCATGTTCGGCGAAGCCGGGGGTGATGGAATGGACGATGGCGCGGATGGCCAGCGCCAGCAAAATGATGGCGGTGAACATTTACAGATTTTCCTTGATGCTGGGGGCGATCAGGCCAGACCAAGCGGCCATGAACTTGGCCGGGCTGCCTTTACCGCGCGCGGTGTTGTAGTGATCTTTCCAGTAATCTGCATAACCGGCCACATCGCCCTGTCGGGGCAGCGGTTTCGGCGCGCGCAGATAGATCAGCCGGCACATGATGGCGGCATAGGCCAGATTGCTGGCCAACTGCCGATCAGGCGATCCGATATGCAGGAAGCGGGTGACCGCATCATCCAGGCCGCCCCGGAAGCGCAGGTAATTGTCCCGCACATCCCCCGCCGTGGCGGGTTCAATCTGCCAATATCCCAGCGCTGGCCCGCCCCCGATCTGGTGAATAGCGGAAAATCCGCTTTCAACGGCGGCGGTCCCCATCACCAGATCAATAGCAGCAGGCGCAGCGAACTGTGGCAGCCGGGCGGCATCGGCAATCTCGGCCAATGTCGGTTCGACAATGGCGCGGCGCAGATAGGCAATGGAGCGGATCATGGGACCACACAGGCAGGAAAGGTGATCCCCAACCCTATCCTGATCGATACGCCGATATGAGGTGGCCCGGCCGCACCCCCTTCCCATGGAAAAGGGGGAAGAAATCCGCACATTGTGCGAATTTAGGTCTTGCGAAATCCGCACGACGTGCGGTATAAAATAGGTGTGAACGGCGCTGGTGCCGGGCACAAACCAGAAAGGAGGTGACGTAATTGCAGCGGTTCCTGGGGTGGCTGAAGTCCCTTGGTGCCGAATTTGAGCTCAGCTTCGCGGTCAGGCTCAAAATCGGTGGTAAGAAGGACTAAGTAAGGCCACGGCGGGGATGGGAAACCATCCCCGCCACCCCGGAAACGACTGTTACGTCACCTCCTGGCCAGGGAGATTATCATGCGGGCTGCGGATTTCAAGGCATGGCGCAAAACCATGGGCTATACGCAAAAACAGGCAGCGGAAGCCTTGGGCTTGGGTACCTCCACCATTGAGCAATATGATCGCGGGGTGCGCAAGGATGATGGCACAACCGTCACCATCCCGCTGACTGTCGCCCTGGCTTGTGCCGCCCTGGCCGCCGGCCTGCGCCCCTGGCAAGCTACCGCTTGATGGGGCGTGGTGCCGGCGGCGCTGCCACTCCAACCCGCTCCATCAATGGCAGGGGTGGCGCACTGCCCGCCGGCATCCGCCGTCCGGCAGGCCGGATGCCAGTGGTAGCCACCCCAGGCTCTACCCCTTCGCAGTAACGCTGCACCATGCTGGTGGTGATGCGCAACGCGTTGGCAATCTCCCGATAAGACCGGCCCCGCTGCCGCAGGGCACGCGCATCCAGCATCGCCAGATACCCCCGGGCTAGGGGCACCTCAATCTTGTCAGTGCCGAACACCCGGTCACGCAACAGCGCGTAACGCCGCTCGCCCAACAGCGCCAGCAGTTCGTTGCCAGCGCGCGGATGGGCGCTGAACCGTACCCGCTCGCCCCCGAATTTTCGCGCCAACAGCACCGCCCAGCGGGTGCCCACGATGGCGGCGGCCTGGGCAAGCGTTTCGGGCAGGATGGGCAAGCTATCCCGCCGCCGAATCCGTTCCTGTTCTTCCTTGGTTAGTTCGGCGATTTCTTGTTGGCGGCGGGTATCAGGAGCGTTCATGGCTGCACCCCCTGGCCAGGGCCGGCGGATGCACCAGCCAGGGCACGGGCCGGATCTTCATGCGTTGTCAAATTCGGTGTCAAATCGGATGCGAAATTCAGTGCGTTGCGGTTGTTCAGTTGATATGGTTGATACTTATAAATTCGGCGCAATGTAGATTTTGCGCTATCAAAGCGTTGGTCATTTTCTGGTTGGGAGCTTGATATGTATATATTTCTTAAGTTTCTGGCGGTACTGCTCTTCCTGGCCGGATTTCTGGCCCTGGTATTAGGCTCTCTTGCCATCGGCGGATCATTGATCAGCATCGCGGGCAGCATCATGATCGCAGCAATATTGTTTGAATCATTGGCCAAGCATCTGCGCCTACAAGAAGAACAGGTAAAGCTGCTGAAGATCATTAGCCAGCAGTTGGGTGCGTAATATTTCATGGACTGAATGGACTTGTTCATACCGCGCCCCCAAACAAATCCATCTGCGCAAGGCGCGCCTCTTCTGCCCGGCGGCGGGCGGCGATTTCTGCCCGCGCCTCTTCCAGATCGGCGGCGTCCTCCTCCGTCAGGGGGATGAAGGGCGCAAAACAGCAATCCGTGGTGCAGGCGATCAAGCCCATCAGCGCCGCCCGCAGGGCAGCCTCACCAACTGGCGGATGGGCGGACAGCCAGGCTGCAAAGGCAGCAATCTCCGGCACCGGGCCGCCCAACAGCAGCCGGCCCGCCGGATCAAGCAAGCTATGCCCATCCGCCCGGTAATTCATGATGGCAGCCCCAGCCGGGCGCACCAGCCGATTAGGGCCTGGATCAGCGCGCGTTTATCGCCGGGTGCCAGCCAGCCGATATTATCAACCCGCACGCCCAACTGCCGCCCGCACCATGCCGCCAAGGCGCTTTCTGTGCCTTTTTCCACGGCCTTTGCTTGGTGCAGTTTGATCCACAGCGCCCGCATCTTGCGCGCCTGGGGATCACTGGCCAGCTTCCAGCGCCCAGGCCCTTTTCTGGCCCCGCGCTTGATCAGCGTTTCCAGCACCCGGTCATGGTCGCGCGCATCCATCGCCCTCAAACTGTTCTTGCCGGTGGTGGCCGCCAGAAAATCCCGCCAGCTCTCTTCATCCAGCAAATCCGGCACCTGCCGACGGCGGGTTTGAATGGCCTTGATGGCGGCCTTGGCCGGGTCTTTTACACTCTGTGTCATAGCGGTCATTTGCGGTCCCTCCGACGCCCCGCCCGGTCCAGGCAGGCGCTTTCATCGTCCAATACGTCCCGAATATCCGCCTCGCCCCACCCATGCCCCGCCAGATCAGCCGCCGCCGCCAGCAGGGCGGCCCGCGCCTGGTCAACCGTCATCGCAGCCGGGCCGGCGGGTGCCCGCACATGTCGCGCAATGATCCCCCGGCACTCTTCCCGCTCCCGCGCCGAAAGCGGACGGGACAGCAGGGTCAGCACGCGGGCAAGGTTCAGATCGGTGGGGCGGGCCGGCATCAGTCAGCCCTCCAAAGCAGTCAGTTGGGCGCGAAGCCGCTTCCAACGCTTATGCACGCGGTCTGACTTTGCAGCCGCAGCTTCCCAGGCCTCATAGGCTGCTTTACAGGCCCGATTGGCCTTACTTGCCGCCACACTGCCCGGCTTGCTGGCTTTGAGTTGCTCGCAGGCGCTTTGATACCGGTTGATGGCTTCAACCGCCGCATCGCCGGCAGCCAAATCAGCGCGTTGGGCAACGCTCGCCTGAACTTTCAGCAGCAGCGCGTGCTCTATGTTTGGCCAGGCAATGCTGACCAAATGCAGCAACTCATCCCGGCTCAAATCCTGGATTGTGGGCAGCTTGGCGGGTTTAGCCATGGCTCAGCCCTCCTCGGCATGTGTTGTGTTTTCGACCACCGGCACAATGCGACCGGTGGTGAGGTTCCAACGCAGGCCATGCAAGGGGCATACGACATTGCCGTCACAGTCGGGCGGCACGCTTCCAAGCGGCGCGTGCTTGTGCGGACAAACAAAGCCCTTCGGCCCTAATATCAGCTTGGCGTCCTGATATGCGGCTTCCAATGCCGGCATCAGCGCGCGATGGCCCCTGACAAATTCATAGAATTCACGCGGCGTGGGCGCAGCCGCCCGCCGACATAGGCGGCGACGCCATATAGGGTCAGGGTGCGGCACGGTTATATCCCGCCGGCCATCTGGGTTGCGGCACAGCGGCGTAAGGGTCAGGCCCACCACGCCCGCCCGCAAATGCGTGCTAAGCCGGATGGCCAGATCATGGGGGATGAACCGCAGATCGACATGATAATGCGGCCAGGGAAAATTCAGCACCTCCGCATCGGTGTGCTTTGGCCCCATAATGGGCCAGTCCCCGTCCAGCTTATGCCACGTGTACCGTACTGTCGGCACAAGGTAGAACGTGCCGGGGACGGGCGGGGCTGACAGTTCGGTGATGCGTTGCATGATCACACCTCAAACCGGGTTACAGATTGGCTTCGGCACCGCCCGCACATGCGGTTGTGCGGGCCTTCGGATCGGAAATTGGTTTTGCAGGTCATGCAGGGCCGTTCCCGCTTCCGGGTGGGGCCGGTGGGCCGGGCGTAGTCCCGCTTTGCCCTGACAGCTTCTGGGGAGCGTCCCAGGGCAGCGGCGATCTTCTCCACCGGCTGGCGCCGCGCCACCATCTGCAACAGCGTGTTGACCTCTTCGTCAGTCCAGCGGGTGCACATCGCCACCCCCAGCGGCCAGAAAGGTCAGCACGGCACCCCGGCCCCGCAGGCGCAGGGCAGCGGCCAGATGGAGCAATTCAGACCAGCCCTCGAAATGCAGGCAGGGCTGGCCATCGGCGGCGGTGGAAAGCCAGCAGGCAACGGCAGTGCCATGGTCGCACCGGATCAGCACCCGGCAATCGTTGGCGGGCTGGTGGGGCAGTGGGTCATGCCACGTCCCGGCCCGCGTCCCGGCTGCATAGACCGGGATATCGATGGGCGGGGCGGCGGGGAGCGACAGCGCGCTTTCCATGTCATGCCCTCCCACTCAGCTTGGTGGCGATCAAATCAACCACGTCGCTGACCCGGCGGTCAGGGCCGGCTTCCCATTCGCTGTCGGGGATGGTGACGCCAAATTCCGCCTCAATATCCATCACCAGTTCGATGCTATCCAAACTGTCCAGGCCCAAGTCGGACTGGATCAGATCGTCTGGCTTCAGGGCGATTTCGCCCTTCCGGCGGCGGGTATACGTGAGCAAAATCACGCATAGACGGTTGCGGATGGCGTCTTTATCAGGCGTCTGCATCGCATCCCCCCGCCGCTACAGCCTTGGCCAGGTCGAAGATGCGCTTGCGCACCAAGGGGTCGCTGATCCGGTAATAGGCCCGCACCAGTTCCAGGGTTTCCCGCTTGTGCATCGGGTCGGGTTCGCCTGCTTCCGGCATCGGGGCCGGTGTGGGAGCGGCCTCCTGTCCGTCCATCCCGTCAAAGAAGAACGACACCGGCACATCCAGCACCTGGGACAGCTCAAACAGCCGGCTGGCACAGACGCGGTTGGCACCGTTCTCGTATTTCTGCACCTGCTGGAACGTCAGGCCGATGCCCGCCCCCAGCTTCTGCTGGTTCATGCCCAGCAGGGTACGGCGTAGGCGGATGCGGCTGCCGACATGCACATCAACGGGGTGGGCTTTTCCTGTGGCCTTGGTGCTGGGGCGTCCGCGCCCCTTGGTTAATTTGTTGTTCATTTTGGGGTTTCCTTTGATCAGTTAGGAAAATGCCTTGTCGCGCAGGGCTTGAAAGACGCCCTCGGGGTCGTCGATATCCGCTTCACGCATCGCGGCTTCGATACACCCCCACGCGCCGCTCAAATCGACGGCAACCAAAAGGGCGCGGAGCGTATCGGCTTCTTCTGAGGTCAAATTCATGGCGGGTTCTCCTGGGGTCATGCGGCCGTGGCGGGGGTGGGACGCGGTGCAAACCGCTCCTGCCAAGCCTTCATTTCCGCGTCGCTGATCCCCTCGCCACCCAAGGCGCGCAGGGCTTCGTCCAGGCAACGCAGGGCGCTGATGGGCGCACCGTCCAGCAGGTAGGTTGCGGCCAGCTCAGCCGCCGCCCGCCCTTCTTCGACCGATCGGCGCAGGCTGCGGCGGTCCAGCGCTTCAGGCGTGGGTTGCACGGCTGACAGTGCCAACGGCACCAGGGCGGGCTTCTGTTTACGGGCGGGCCGGCGGTAGAAGCGCAGATATTCCTTGCTGCCAATCACCCGGATACTGTCGCTGATGGCCTGCACCACCTCCGGCCAGCGGGGATGATCCAGCTTGTGTCGCCGCAGGGACAGGATGGCCGCGAAATCAACCTTGCCTTCCTTGTCCACCGCGAAGGCTTCATTGACCAGGCTGACCAGCACCTTGGATGCACCGGCCGAACTTTCCCGGATGATTTCATCCAGGATGGTTTTGGCGACCTGCAAAGTGGGGCCGAAAACAATGCGGTCGGCTTGGCGCAGTTCCACCGACAGCAACCCGTCATAGGTACGGAAGGTGCGGTTGCCGCGCCCGCCCTCAGGGGGGACAACATTGTATTCCTGGTGCAGCAGCGCGTCGAAATCGCCGATATCGGCATAGGAATGCAGCAGGAAGCGGGCCAAATCCCCCGACAGCTCTTCGGCATAACCGACCAGCTTCTTGACCAGCTCATCTTCCAGCAGTTCGGCCGGCGGGATATCGTCAATCGGCGTCAGCTTGCCTTTGGCATCGGGCAGGTAATAGGCGTCATTGACAGCAATGGCACCGGGGTGGTGGTAACTCATGGGTGATCCTTTCGATAAAGGGTGATGGTGATGGTTCGGGGCGGGCGGGCGGCTCAAACGTGCCGCCGCGCCTCCCGGTTCTGGGCGGCCCGCGCATCCGGGCCGGGGCTGTAGAGCGTCACCAGCGCGTCGGTGCCGGCCTCGCGTACCGTCAGCGTGTAGACACCCTCAGCCGATGGCCCCCGCCACGTCAGCAAGCGGCCTGCATGGGTGCCTTTTTGCGAAAGCCAGCCGATGGACTGGTCAGCGCGAAACAGGGTGCTGGTCATGGCTTCTCACCTCTCGGGCAGGCACGGCAGGCGCGATACATTGCGACGTTGACGTGGTTGCTGGCGTCGAAGGGCCGGGACCGCCAGCCCTGGCATGTGGCGGTGTCAATCACTTGGTTCAGGCCAGGGCATTGGATGGGATGGAGCAGCAGGCGCTCCACGGCATCGCGCACCTTTGCCGTGTTGCTGTAGCTCCCGTGCAGCACCCGGCTGATTGCAGGCCGGGAATAGTCCAGCAGCCGCGCCACCGGTGCCACGCCGCCCATACGCTCGACCGCCGCCCGCAGGGCCTGCATCCATTCCGGTTCGGTCGTCATTCGGCCCCCTCCGGCCAGACTTGGCGGCCAAGGTTCAGGTCGAAGATGCTCTTGTCGCGGCGCACGGCGGGCGGCTTGCCGCCGGTGTTGCGCCATGATGGCAGGTGATACCGGGACAGCCGGCCCTGTCCATCCGCCACTACTTCCAGATAACCGGCCCTTTTCAGGTCCAGCACATAGCTCTTGGTGTGGGACAGGGTGGCCTGCGCCATGGCCGCCAGTTCCGCCGCGTTGAAACTGGGCAGCACCTTCATGGCCTGCCACAGCCTTTCCCGCGCCGTGGGCTCCGTGACCAGAGCGCCATCACCATCAAAGCGGGGCGTATCCACACCCCAATCCCGCACCAGCCGATACAGTACGGCATGGCCCGGCACCTTCTGCGCAGACAGGAACCCGCCATCCACCAGCTGCGGCAGGTAGTCCCGCACCAGGTGTTCACTGACCTTGCCGCGCCGCATCACATCGGTCAGCGTGAACGGGGCATCATCCTGCCCCAGGGCGCGGATGGCAGCCCAGGCCGCATCACGCCCGTTCAGCCAGCCTTGCGGGTTCAAGGGGGGCTTGCGCCGCGCCATGATCAGCGCCCCCGCACGCGCGGCGGGGCACCCGTATCCAGTTCGCGCCCGCCCCAATCAGCCAGCGCGACATGGCGCAGGCCAGCCCCCGCCGCCCATTCAATGATGGCATCCAGATTGATGCAGACCCGGCGCGTGATGCCCCGCGTTTCATGCACCACATGTTCCAGCAGATCGGTACCGAGCGTTACCGAACGGCTGTAAAGCTGTGCCAGTAACGCCGCCTCTTCCACATTGCACGGTTCCGCCTGCGCCCATTTCAGGATGCGGTTATGGAACATCTCGAAGGCTTCCAGCTTGTGCGGAAGCTTCTCTTCGCCGATCAGCACGATGGTGGCCCGGCTGCCTTCATAGATGGACCGCACCAACTGCACCAGATTGCGGTCCACCACATAATCCATCTCGTCGATGATCAGCGGGCGGCCAGACTTGGCCAGTTGCATGGCCACCGCTTCCCGCATGTCATCCACGGTCCAGCCGCCGGGCGTGGCCACACCCATCTGTTTCAGGATGGCGGCCAGCATGGATTTCTTGGTCCAGGTGTCCCGCGCCTCCACATAATAGGCCCGGAAATTGGCGGCCACGAAGGCGGCGGCATAGCTCTTGCCATAGCCGCTATAGCCGGAGAAACAGACCATCCCCGGCAGGTCGGACTTGCGGTTCAAGGACCGCTCGACGAGTTGGGACAGCAGGGTCAGGTTCCGCAACGGCGCGCGGGCAGGGGCCACGGCAGCGGTGAACAAAGGTCCGGGTGCATTGACGTTCATATGGATATCCGGCATGGTTTGTTCCTCAAAGATTGTATGTCTGGGCGGAGTTCGGGCTTTGACGGGCCACCGGCTCCGCCCTTTTTTCAGCCGCGTTCCTGGTGGAACGCGCGCAGCATTTCCTCTTGCTGGCGGAGCGGGCGGTACCAGAAGGCCCGGTGCGCATGGGCCAGCCATTCCGCATCCGTGTCGCTGATGGGCCGCCCGGCCTCAATCTCCGCATCCAGGGCACGGGCGCGGGCATAGAAACGATCTTCGTCCGACTGCACGGGGGCCGGCTTCGGCTCACGCAGCAGCTTCACCACCTTTTCATGCTGGGCCTGTTCGGCCTGGGTCAGCGGGCGGCTGGGCATGATGCCCCGCGCCGCATCGGCGGCATCCTGGCTGGCACGCAAGGCGGGGGTGGAATGGATTTCCACCTTCTGCGGCACCGGCAGCGGCACCACATTGCCGTTCCGCTTGCGCTTGGCGGCGATGATATCCTGGCTGATCGTGGCGATGTTGACGCCCTTCTGGGCCGCCTTCACCTCTGCCATCTTCTCCTTCAGGACGCGGCGATGTTCCGCCTTCACCTTGCCGGCCATCTCGGCCCGGCTCATGCCAACGCGCGACGGATCAACGGCCACACACAAAAAATCCCCGTCTTCCTGGTCAAACACATAGATCTTGCCCAGGTCATCGGGGTCCAGCCGCACATGCACGCGCCGGCCCGGCATCAAGACCGGGTGCTGATAGAAGATGCTGTTGACCTGGATGCCTTTCTTACCCACCACCCGATCCGGCCCACCATCGGCAGGCGGCATCAGCATATATTCCACCGCACCTTCACCGCTGACCTTTGCCAGCGTGCCGCGATAGCCATCCGCCATCTGCTGCGGCGTCTTGCCATTCAGCCCGTCATGCGGGCGGTGGTTCCATTCCACCTCGATCCATTCATCCAGGCGGCGCTGCAGTTCGTCTGCCGACAGGCTGACGCAGAATATCTTTTCGTCGCTTTCCCCCAGCCGGGCGGCAAAGCTGCGCCGTGCCTCAATGCCCTTCCGGTCGGTCACATCATGGCCGATATATCCCGGCTGCTGTTCCATGAACATGTGCTGGACCGACCCGATATGCCGTTCCACGCACGCCTTCTGCCAAGGGCTGTAGGCGTCGCACATTTCCGGCACGATGCCGGCTTTCACCAGCACATCCTGGAACTCCCGTGCCTTGAAATCGCTCCCCTGGTCATGCCCCAGCGTCTGCGGCATTCCCCAGGCCAGGATGGATGTCCGCATCAACAGAACGGCGGCCCGCGCCTTGGGCGTGCGCGTGATCCGCACCTTGATCCGGCAGGTATAGACATCCACCACCAGATACATGCTGTACCGGCCATCCACGCACATCACATCATTGGGACTGGCGTCGATTTCCCAGCGCTGGTTCGGGTGCCGGATATTCTCGTACAGCGCCCCCGGTGCCGGCATATAGCTGTTGCGGTACTGATCGGGGTTGGTCAACCGCGCCCACAGGGCCTTGTTCTCGGCCTTCCAGTCGTTCAGCCACCGCCCAATGGCTGTGGTGGATGGCAACTCACGGCTGACGATTTCACCCGTGGTGGGCATCATGATATCAATCCTTTCGCCCAGTGTGGCGACAGCAGCATCCCGGAGGAACTTCATGGATGCATGGGGATGCTGCGTGACCAGCCCGATGATGAAATCGCGCAAGCCCGGTGCCCGGTCGATGATGCAGGGGTTGGGGCGGAACCGGC